TATCATTAAAGATACAATAATGCAGCAGGTAAGAAACCACAGTGGTACTCTTACCAGTCTGACGTGGCAGTTTAGCAATATTAAAACGATTACTATGGAACCTTTCAATCATATCTTCTTGAAAGTCCCACATCTTAAATGGCACCAGACCCTCATCCAGTGACACAATCTTGATATAATTTTTAGTAAAATAGACTGGATCGTCAGCACATTTCAACCACTCCTGAACTTGTTTGGGAGTGAAACTCATTTCCACGTTCGCCGCTTTTAGATTGGGCGAACCTTTATAAACTTTATCAGCCATTTATTAACAGTTCCAAGCTCTCAGTGATTTGTTGATCCTGCTATCAGGATCACTAGCAGTCTTCTTACTAGTTAGTTTCTTTTTCATTCCTTTCATTCTAGCGCAGAAGGATGCCCTCCTGGGATTTCCAACTTTTTTGCTTGGTGCTTTAAGGTCAGATCCTGGATTTTCCTTTTCATAAGATCTGCGTCCTTTAGCGTTAAGTCCTCCAGACTTACTTTTTCCTGACTTTTTTGTCCAGGCTGCGCCTTCTTGGGTGAGTTCAACTTCTTCTTTAGCAGTCCTCTCTGATTTTTTAAAAGCATCCTTGTCTGGATAGTCGGAGGATCCAGGTTTAGCAGGTGCTTCTCCACGCTTTCTTTTAGCGTGGATGTTAGCATAAAGTCCACGTTTCGCTTCGCTTAGTTCTCTAAATTCTTTAAATGACTTCATGCCAGCAGGGAGGGTTTACTAGTTTATTTATTCAATCAAGGTATGCGATAGCAGATGCCCATACAGAAGCAGAAGAACCTGTAGTTGCTTCAAGAGTTTCTGCAGGAAGTTTTTTTACCTCAACACGCTCACCAGCGGCAAGATAAAAATTATTTCCATTGCTATTGACAATCAAGCAAGCAGCACTATTAGTGTTGACAACTGAAACTAATGTTGCTGAAGATACATTGCTTGCTGCAGAGTCAAGATCGACAGCAACTGATACGGGTTTGATAATCATTGTTCTGTAATTTTTAATTATTTATCTTCTAATTTATTTTTTGCTTGCTTCAACATCTTAGCAAGATCAGCAGTAGATCCTACAAACATAGTATTATTAACTGTTGTTGGTCCTTTCTTTTCTTCTTGACCCAGATCTTTCATCTTCTTCTGAAGATCAGATAATTTATCAGTGATGTCAGCAACGTTCTTAATGCCCTGGAAGGCGACTTCATATGCTCTTGGGTGATTGCTGCTCCTAGCAACGTCAAGCAACTCCTCAATGGCAACCTGACCCTTCTGAATGAGTTCATATAACTCACCACGGGCATACTTATAATCTGTCTCTATGTCAGCACTAGTAACATCAACCTTTTTGGGTTTAGGTTGCTCCTCTTCATCCATAGGAGTGATGTCAAAAACATCTTCCATGTTCTGTTGAAATTTATTGTCCATGATATATCATCCCCTCATTAAATCCGAAGTCATCATCTGGTTGTAGCAAAGCATCATCAGCAGCATTAATAACACCATCAGTGTTCTTATCTTCTAATGCTTTAGGAGTAACATTATACTCAAGTGCTCTTTGATTAGTATTTCTATCACCAACAAGGGTAGTAGCAATAGACTTTCTAATGATATCATTAGCAGCAACAGGACCATACATAAAGGTCTTGACGCTAAATCTTAATGTATAATAAATGTATCTTCTGGTAGAGTAATCACCTTCATAATCATCAGTAAAATCAATACTTTCTAAGATAATTGGAATATCTCTTTTCTCATTCATTTCTGGAATAAGATTGACAGTCATGGTAAACTGTGGTTGAAAGAATGGTAAAATCTGTTCGATAATTTGAAGAGCATCATCTTGAGATTTTGCGATGGCATTAAGTTCAAATCCAATAGTATAAGGAACGGGAAGATACTGCACCTTAGTAGTGGTTGTTTCACCATCACCAACTGCTCGGTTCCTTTGAATAGGAGGAACTTTTCTTCCAGCATCATACTGTAAAGATGTCATCTCAAATGATAACCTAGGAACAGTAATAGTTACTTTCTTATCAAGATCAGGAGATTGCTGAAGTCTTGCTAAAAATTTCTGAACCGGTCCATACGCTAAAGGAACTTTCTGCTGAGTGACTAGATCACCATTAGCATCAAGGGTCTTTAGTTGAATGTTATTGAAAAGAGTACCAAAAGTGGTTACAGTCTTTCTAATAATTTGGTGATAAAAATAATTTCCTAACATTAAAAGCTACCAGTAAAATTGCCAAATTCGCCAAACGGATTTACTTCTGTAAAATCAAGAATGTCATCCGCTGCTGTTTCAAGTTCTCTGTTTTCAGAGAAACTATCAGTCATATCGAGAGTATCAAATGAACCTACGGTCCATCGTGCATTTGAATCAGCACCAACAATTTCTTCATTTAAATCAAAATTGCCGTTCATATAAGCAACTTTCAATGTCCTAGTACTAGGATCATATTCAGCTACTTTACCAACAATGTTTGCTGGTGAGGAATCAATTATGATAGTTGGATTCCATCCAGTGATACTTTCAATTTCATCGTTGTCATCATAAACAACATCTCCATATATGTATGATCCAGAAGGAGAATTAACAGCACTGACTACACCATTGGTGATCGCAGTTGTAGATGAAGTAATGAATGTTCCAGTGGGGGAATACCAAAATGCATTTGGAGCAGTTTCGTATTTCTGACCAGCTGATGTGATAGTAATCGCACCAAGAACTCCATCTTCATCAGCGACTGCGGTTGCAGTAGCATCAAATCTAGTTCCAGAAACTTTTTCATCTTCAGTAAAGTATCCACTTCCATTGAGGTTCAATAGAATTGGGAATACTCCAGATTCCATTTCAGTGTTATCAATAGAAGTAACGCCAGTATCAAAGATACTATCGCCATATTCAAAGACTTCACACGTCAACGTATATGTATATAGACTTCCTAATTGGTAGAAAGGTTTTTGATTTTCTACATACTTGATTTCAAATACAGTTTCATTCAAAGGAAACCATACGAGATCTCCGTCATTAGGTCTTCCAGATACAATTTTATTAGTAGAGACATCTACAAAATCCTGCCACCTTCTTCTGGAAAGTGTAAGTGTTACTTCATCAGTTACTCGAAGACCAAACTTTGATAGCATGTCACCATTGCCACCAAAATTTTGAAAGTTTTCTAGATACATCTCAATGAGATAACTATCCTTAAACTGAGAGTAGTAGATATCATTCCATAACTTATCTTCGTAGATCTGACGAGGAATGTAATAACATTCCAGACCATACATTTTAATCTGTTCGTCAACCAGATCTTGTACTAAGTTCTGTTCACCCGTAGTTCCTTGTGTAAAATATAAATTTCTAGTCATTTTATCCGATCATGTCTAGTGGTGGTAACTCTGCTGCTAACTTAAATTCACCAAGAATTGTATCAATTTCTTGTTGTGCATCTTCATAGAACTCTCTACCATTTAGAGTTGTTCCACCAGGAAGTTGAACGTTCTTAAACTTAATGAGGTTTTGACCCCACTGTCTTTTAATAAGAGCAGTAAGATAACGCTTCATCCACACATCATTATAAACTTCAGTAGCAGTTGATGGATCTATCATCCTATAACATTCAATCAACATCATATCACCACCATTTAATTGATCCCAATCAGTATCAATGTATAGTTTATTTTCTCTCTTATTAAATCTAATCGGTTTAAAGTTACCGATTACAAAATCAACTGTTTCCAGATACTGCTTTACCATATAGTAATTCAAGATTTCCATAGAACCAAAATTATAGAAATCATTCAAGAACAACTGATACTTCATACTGAAGATATTTCCTGATACTGCTGATGAACTATTATCATAAGCATATACATTAGTTACTCCCAAAACATGTTCTGGGACAGTTACAAAATTATTTTGCTCTTTAAAATCCGAACCAGCAATTGAACCGTTCACTTTCGCGTCGGTAATCATCTGGTCAGTTACTTCTAGTTTTAAAAATGTTTTGACGCTTCCGTCAAAATGACGCTCCTGAAAGAACTGAATTGCATCATCTACAAGATCTTCAACTTGATCATCATCTACATTAATCTCTAATACTGGGAATCCTAATTTCCTCAGACAATAATCAATTAGCTCCTGGCGTGTCGAGGGTTTTGCCATGAATAAAAAATACCCTAGTTTCCTAAAGGTATTTATAATTAACGTAGGGATTTCAAATTTTCAAAACATAAGTTGAATGAAATGACAATTTTTCTAGCATCTGCTTCTTGTTTGGGGACTCCATGAACAAAATCTGAATTAAATAGATACATCTTTCCTGGAGTACATGGCATAGGATATGTATCTGTATTTAAATCCGTAGGCATATTAGGTTGTTCTATAAGATTTCTTTGCATATCATAGAAATAAATGTTATGTGATGGATCTGTTTCAAGATAATACGCTCCAGATAATAAAGATCCTGGATGAGTATGAGGAAATAAATAATCTCCCTTTCCAGAAACATTAAACCACATGTTAGTAATGTAGAGGTTATCTGTTAAAAAATTAGCATACCCATATTCATTTAAAAATTTTACCGAATTTGAAAGTGCTTTCTTTGCCAGCAGTTTGAATACGGGTAATCTATGAATTGTTTGAATAGATCTATGAGAAGATTCTACATTCAATGTATTATTTCTCATAGTGCCATATGATGATAATTCTTCAACCTCCTTTATCATCGCTGGAATATTATCTACGCATACATCATCAAACTCAGCAACAATTTTAGGAAATAATTTATTTAGTTTCATTTATAAGTCTTGCTTTATTTTGATATCAGTATTATCTTCTTTGTTTTCTCTATAACAATCTTCAATAAACCAATGTTTTACCGCAGTAACATTATCAAATACAGCAACTTGATTTTCAAATTCACACCAGAACCAAATTCCGTCATTTAATTGCCATCCATCTGGTCTGTAGATATCTTCCTCTCTAACTAATGGATGAGGTTTATCTTCAGTTGCTTCATCATTGGTAATAATTTCAATTACCATATGTTTTTCCGAACCATGCACTTTTTCAATTTCCTGAACGATTTCATATAGGGGGATATCCGAAACAGTAGTCATTTTAGTAGGTTATAAATATTGATGAACTGAATTTATTTAGCGGGTTGACGTGAACTAAATTCTGTATTATAATTATACCATAAATTTAAATACCAATGACAGTTAAACTTTGCCTACTCAAAAATCAAACAACAATTGTTTGTGATGTTAAAGAAGCCTTGGATAAAGAAGAAAATAAAAGTTTAGGTTATATCATTTCGGATCCATTTACTGTTGAATGTGTCAATAATGTTTTGTCTAATATTGATGAGGATATGAATGTTACAGAACTTCCTGCTCAACAAGGTGAACTTCAATTCGGTAGACTATTTCCATTATCAAATGAAAGAAGTTTTAATGTTACGCACGATTTTATTGATGTCATTTACGAACCTCATACTGATGTAACTAATGCATATATGTCTATTCTGAGCAAATGGGTTCAGGAATATGTTAAAACTATTGAACTTGATAATTCATTTTTAGTTCATTCTGATGAAATTGGAGGAAACCAAAATGAAATTTGGAGCGATGCTGCTAGAGGAACACCTACGGTGGAGCGTTGATTATGAAAGATATTCAATCAAAAATTAAATATATTAATAACTTCGGATTTGAAATGTCCGATGATGCTATGGTTCAGGAAAAAAGAGTATCTGAATTTAGTTGTTTGGTAATTGATAATTTTTTTAAAGATCCTGGTAATAGTTTAGATAATTTGTTATCTGTTCCTTTCGATACTGGACAAAAAACTTTAGAAGAAGAATCTAGAAGAGAAAGTGATAACAAATATCAATTTCAAAAACCTATGGGTGAGAACCAATTATTTCATCCAAATATTACTCAGCAATTAACAATGAATGCCGTTGGCGTTCTAAAGGAATGGGATTATATTCCAAATGATAGTAATAGTCAAACAACTCCAGAAGAATTTGAAAGGATGATTAGTAGTTGTCTTTGGACTGGAAATTATTATTATCCTAATATGACAATTAATACTAATAAAGAAAAGTGTCATCCTGGAAATTTTTATATGAATATGAAAATATTTTTAGGTTCTGAAGATGAAGCACTTGGAAAAAGTGGTATGTCATTCTATAATTTTGCTTATGAACATAAAATTTATTATGGTGTAACTCAGTTATTTGAAGGTATTACGGATCCTGAATCTAAACGAGAGATTATGGATTTACTTAATTATAAGTATGTACCTCAAAATACCACTAAACAATATGAAAATTGGGATGGTGATGAATATTTTAATAAACTTATTCATGTGCCAGCAAAATACAATAGAGCAATTCTTTATCCAGGCAACTCTTGGTATCAGAATGTTTACGATAATGTTTCTGAGCACTATCATCTTGAAGGATGTTTAAATCTTCCTGCTAAAGAAGAGGATGGTTTTGGAAATGTAATGGGCGATCAAATGTCTAATGAAATGCCAATGGAATATATTTCAAATGAATGATTTTAATTATGACGTTATACCTAGGTATAGTGCTGGTGAAATTAAGGAATTAACAGAAGTAAATTCTGATATGGACATTCAAGCTTTTAAAGTAGAAGAACTTGAATATATTAAAGTTCATAATTTCCTAAAAAATCCTATAGATTTGAGAAATTTTATATCTCATTTTCCTTCCGAAGATAAATCTAAATCTATAATCGATGGAACTACTAAATCTAGCAATAGTAGTAGTATGGCTCCGGGATTTCAAGCACCAGTTCCAGAAACATTTTTTAGAAATAATATATCAATAGCATTTTATAATATTCTTAAACACTATCATATAGTAAAGTATGAATATAAAAGAATTAATTGGAATTATTATACTAATTGTTGCTATCCCGGAATGCCCTCATATTGCTCAAACTATCGTCCCCATACAGATCCATTTTCACTCGCTTTAAATTTATTTCTAACTGAGAACGAAGAAAGTTACACAGATTTTTTTAGATATAAACTTAAAAATAATTCTTATAACTATAGAGGATCTCGTATGTTCAAATATTCTGAGGAATTTGAAGAAGATAATTCTCGTAAAGATACTTTGATGGATGATAAAAAAATTGGTAAATGGATTAGATTTAAATCAGATGATCAATATGAAAGGTATCATTCCATATCAGCTGATTTTAATTCACTTACCATATACAAAGGAGATTTCTATCACAGTATAGGGTATGATGTTGATGAATATAAATCTATTAGATATTCTTTAGTTGGCGCAATTTCATAAAAAAAGGAGGGGTTACCCTCCATTTTTTTTGTTTATTTTGTAAACTTAAATTAGTCGTTCTGATGCCGGAGCATACTTATTCCAGATATTGATAATTGATTCCATACCCGGTTTATTTAAATCAGATGGTTTTGACCCACCAAATTGCTGTCTTAATCCATTTTCCAATACTTTAGCAGCATAGAAAGATTGTAATGCTGCTTCATCACCATCAGCGTATGACCAATCAATTGCTTGAACGGCTGTTTCATAAGCAGCAAGTGTCGCAGACTCTGGTGCCTCATTTAGAGGCACATCGATTTCGTTTTGTGGCATGTTAGATTTCTCCTAAAATTATGCTTGTGATTCCTGCCAGGTAACTCTAGCAGATACTGAGTATGGGTTTGCAACGCTAACACCTGTTGAGTCAACAATGTTAGCAACAACGCAAAGTAGGTC